GCTTGGTATCTATTTTCTTTTTGGTGTTCTTCTAAATTAAAATCTTCTTTTGAAGTATGTTCTAAATACAATCTTGCTTCTTCTATATTCACTCTTTATCACTTCCAAACTTCTTTTACTTCTAGTTCATTAATAACTAATTTGCCACTATTTAAATTAATTTCTTTTCTTAATCTCATATTATCTTCTAACAAGTTTCTATTCTTTTCACTCAATTCATTTATGATATTATTTAGTCTTTTTATTTCTTGTGATAATTCAATATTTGTATCTACTTGTCTTACATATTCTTCCATTGTTATCACTCTTTATCACTACCTTTTAATATATCCATAAGTTCTAAACTATAACATTTTTCTATTCCACTAGGTAGATATTCTTTGTTAGTTCCTATTATGTTATGTGTTTCTATAAACTTTATTGCCTTATCTATTCTATTATTTAAGTCCATATATGCTTTTGCTAGGTTTTCCATATAATCAGGTATTATTCCCTGTATTTTATCTATATTCACTTTTCTTTTTTTTAAAGTATATTTTATATTGTGTTTATCTAGTTCTTTTGTTAGTGCTTCTAGTCTTTTGTTTTTCACTCTATATTCCTCCTATTACTAACCATATTAAGTCCATAAATATTCCTTTTATTTTTTCTTTTGGTGTAAGTCTTTCTTCTAAATCTACATCTTTTGTATGGTCTTGTTTATAACCTATTTTGTATAACCTATTATGTCCTACCCACTCATTTACATAACTTGTTTTAAACTTTCTTATATGATAACGTTTAGCTTCTCTTACAAATATTATTGTTTCTACTTCTTCTCTTATTGCTTTTCTTGTTGTTAATAGATAACTATTTTCTATGTGTGTATTTTCTTTATGGTAATCTATCTTCATAATCTTATACCTAACTCTAATAAAATAATTTCAGCTTCTTCTGGTTTTATTAAGACTGGTCTATTCCTTTTTATACAATTCTTTAATAATTCAATAATTTCTTTCATAACTCACTTACCTTCTCTATTAGTTTAATTAACTTTATACATAGTCTAACTAAATCTTCTTTACATACTTTGTAATACTTTTTATTGTTATGTTCTTCAAAATTAGTCTTTATTAAAAATGTGTTTAATTCTTCTCTTATATCTTGATAATCCATATTTCCACCTCTATTCTTGGATTTTTATTATCTACTTTTCCTATTGTTGTGTATTCTTCTATTACACTATAATTGTCATCTTCTATTATGTTTGATTCTACAAGCCCATCTAATAGCATTTTGTCATAATTACCAGGATCATGTTTTCTTCTATCTCTAAAGTAATATGTTACTTTCATTTTGCATTTTTTTATTTTTGGATTTAATCCTATTGTGCTTAATCTTATTGCTTGATGGACTTTCTTTTTTTCTTTTTGATATTCCCATATATTTGTTCTTCCTATATATTTATTTATTGTTGGTGGTATTATTGGTATCTCAAATGTAATTTTTGTAGTATCTTTCTCTAAATTCTTCTTTAGTTTTTCCATAATAATCCATCCATGTTCTTTGCCCTTCTTCTTTAACTTCTTCCCACCACTCATAGTTTTTATGAATAGCAGCTTTGCCTGTTCTATGTTGCTCTGGTGTTAAGAATATAACCAATCCATCTTCTATGGACTTTTTTCTATTACCACCATTACCTTCAAATACTTCATGTCTTTCTAATCCTGGTTCTCTATGGTTTCTCCAATATGGTGGATTATCTCTCATAATACATTTTTCTACTTTCATAACATCTCCTATACTTTGTCAAAGTCTGTAAATATACTCATTTGTCCATTTGCATTGATTCCATTTAATCTATCATTTGCTATTTTCCAGTATTCTTTATCTATTTCCATGCCTATATATCTTCTACCTAACTCTTTGGCTGCTACACAAGTTGTTCCACTGCCTACAAAAGTGTCTAAAACTACCCCCCCCCACTTTTGTTGTATGCAATATATGTCTTTTAACTAATTCAAGTGGTTTTATTGTTGGATGTTTATATAAGTCTTTATCAGTTTTATTAATTGGTGATATATACCATTTGCTTTTTAGTTCATATCCATCATTAAGCTTTACTTTGCCTTTTTCCCTAAAATACAAACAATACTCAATATCAGGAAGCCAGGTATTATCTACCATAGGTATTGGATTCGTTTTATTCCAGGTTAATATTTCATAGCTTGTATCTAAATTGTTGAAATAATGCAATATATCATATATTTGTTGTTTGCTACACCAAATAAATATATTTATGTTCTTCATTACTCTTAATAGTTCATCAAATATTGAGTAATCTATACCATCCTTGATTGATATTAGTTCTTCACTCATTAATCTATTTACTCTCTTAGATAATGCACCTGCACCACCTTTACCATGTGTGAATAGATAAGGGATGTCTATATAAACTAAATCAATACTTTTGTCTGGAATACATTTGATTAGTTCATAGCAATCTCCTAATTGTATTGTGTTTATAATGTCATCCATCATTTTCACCTAAAATGGTAATTCCTCATCATCAAAAGTCATTTGTTTTGGTGATTCTATTTTTGATTTACCTGGTGCAAAATCACTTGGTTTTACATCAAAGTTATCTTCTAGCTGTTCTATCTTATTTATTAATATGTCTTGTATATTATAGGTTTTACCATCTTTATTAGTGTATTCTCTTATATCTATTGTTCCATCTGCTACTACTAATCCTGTTATATTACTTGCTTTTATTGCTAACTTTCCAAAACTCTTTACTTTTATATCATCTATTGTGTATTCAACTATCTCTATATCATTTTGTGATATTTTTAATCCTTTGTTATTGTCTATCTTCCCTATTAATATTACTTTTCTCATTTTCTAACCTTTCTAACTTATTTTTTAAATAAGTATTTACTTCTTTAAATCTATTTGTTGTTTTTGAATATCTTTCTATTGTGTCTTTATATATTTTTAATTTCTTTGTTATTACTTTATTGTAATTTTGTAATCTTATTATTTTTTCTTGTAATTCCTTTATCTCTTTATCCTTTTTCATTTTAATAATCTTATAGTTCTACTTTTTTTATTTAAAAAGTCTATATATCCTTTCTTTTTTAATGCTTTTAAGTGAAAATGTATTGTTGCTGGGCTTTCCTTTCCAGTTATCTCACATAATTCACGTATTGTTGGACTTATACCATGTATTGATATATAGTCCTTTATTGCTATTAATATGTTAAATTGCTCATTTGTTAGATTCATTTTTGCCTACCATTTTGACTTGTGGTTATCTTCACAATATTGTTTCATTTCTTCTATTTTTTCTTCTAGTCTTTCTACTTCACTATCTACATCTTCAAGTTTGCTTATAAGTTGCTCTATTGTGATTATGTCTTTATTTTTAAATAGTTTTTGTAATACATTTATGTTCCCTATTTTGATATATACTTCATCCATTATTTACCACTCTTTTCTTTCTTTTCTTTCTTTGTTTCTAATACTTTTATAGCTTCTTCTAATTGATCCATTGTTAATTGTGTATTTGATTCTACTTTGTAATGTTCTAGTAGTTGTTCATAATCAGTATTAGTTTCTTCTACTAAAGTTTTCATTTTATTTAATAGTGTTAGTCTTACTTTATCTAAATCATTGTTTTCTTTAAATTCATCAGCTTCTACTTCACTATATATTCCTGCATAAGCTAGTTTTGACTTCTTTAAAACCACCCTATCAAAACATCTTTTAAATGCCATAGCATAAGGATATGGATTCTTTCCATTAGTGCTATTAAATTCTCCTACTTCATATACATCTTCATCTATGTATGTATATACTAGACTTCCACCATAACCTTCTTTATCTAAACTAAAGCAGTTTGATTTTACAGGGTTATCTAATGTATCATTTACTTTTAAGCAACCATTATGTGATATTATTAGTCCTGTATATGCCATATTTCCACTTTTAGTCTTATTCATTAATATCCAAAAATCTCCAGGTGTTAAATTATACTTTTCACTTTCTATCATTTCAGTTGCTTTTTGTTTACTTTCTTTGTATTTTGGACTTTGCCATACTTCTAATTCTTCTCCAGTCTTTGGATCATACTCTTTTGTCTTTTCACCAAAATCTATATCTTTCTTCATACTTATCTCCTTTTGTAAATAGATACCATTTTATTTGTCCATAGACATTTTCTTTTGCCTACTGGTTCTACTATTCCTTTTATTGATAATTCAGTTAATCTAGGTGCTGTAAAATTTCTTTCATCAGTTGGTATTAATCTTCTTTCATACATTTGATGTGCTATCTCTTTTGCTGTCATTTCTTTATTTCCTAAAATCTCTAAGATTTGACTATATCTAATGTTTTTATTTACTTCTTGTTCTGCTAACACTTGGTTTTCTAGTGTTATGTTTTGTCCTGGTATTCTTTCCATTTTTATCTAACCTTTCTAATTTTTTATTTATTTTTTTGTTTTGTTCTTTAAGCTGCTCATTTTCTTTTTCTAGTTCATTTACTCTTGTTTCTAATTCATTTATTTCTGTATTTAATCTTCTAATTATTTTCCATTTATTAAAGTTCTCATGAGAATAATAATCTCTTTCTTCTTCTGCTTCTCCAAGCATATTTAATTTTCTAAATATCTTCATTTGATTCTTCTAACCACTTGTCACTATCATATAAAGTTCCATTTTTAATGAGTTCAGCACCATTTGGTTTTGTTATTCCCATTTCTTTATCTCTTTGTTCCAAATTGTATGGATAGACAAGTGCCTTTCCTTCTTTTATTAATTCTTTATCTTTCTCTATCTCTTTTATTGAGTTACTTTTTGTTTCATTAGTGTTACAATGTAACATTTTTTGTTTTTCTCTATATTTTGCTACTCTTAATGCAACATCAGTTTTACTTCCTATTCTTTCTTGCATTTCAGTTATATATATTCCAGAATCACAAGGTTCTATCACTTTCCATTTTTCTAATAAAGATAATGTCATTTTTACTAAATCTTCTTCTTCATCTATATCTAGTGCTATCTCTTGTGCTACATCTTCATATATTCCTTGATATTCAATAATTCCATTTGTATTTAAGTATTTAAGCTGCATTTTTAAATAGCAGATAAGCATATCACTTCCACTAGGTAATTTCCTTAGTGCTTTTTGGACTTTTAAATCAAAGTAGTTTTCTTCTAACTTTAACCAATAATATCTTTTATCGTTCATTTGCTATTTCTCCAAATGTGTGTTATAATTTAAGTTGCTTGATTATTTACAAGCAATAAACATTAGCATTACAAATAGTGGTGCTGATATTATTAGTAAGAGTGCAATTTCTAATTCACGTTGGATGCACTCTTTTATTTTGTTTGGTTTTTCTTTACGTTCTTCTTTATCCATGTTGTCTATTACTCTTTGATAATCATCTTCTTTATTTTTCCAATATGCTTGTCTATGTATTATGTTCATCATTTTTTCTGTTTCTTCTTGATCTATTTGATTATGTTTTTCTTTTACTAATTCATCTATCATTTTCTTATTCCTAATTCTCTTTTAATCATCCAGGTTAAAGCTATCTTCTTTTTGCAACCTGGTATTAAATATCCTTCCTTTTTCATTTTCTCTTGCACTTGATTAATTATTTCTAATGCTTTTTTATATCCAATTCCTGGTATTAGTTCTTGAATATCTTTAGCACTCATGTATTCCATTTCACCCTCCTGTTAGGTATTTCCTAACTTTCTCTTGTAAAAAAAATGTCTTGTATCTCACTAGGTTTAATATGTAGTGTATCTATCATAAATTCTAATTCTTCAAAACTAAATCTTGTTTTACTTGTTAATTTTCTGCTTAATGCTTGTTTTGTTATTCCTAATTCTTTAGCAAATTTTGTTTGATTTCCATAGTATTCTTTGATTCTACCTTTTAACCTTTGAAAATTATATCTAACTTCCATCCTGTCCTCCTTCCATTGTGTTAGGTTTTTCCTATCACTACCTAAATGTTATCATTTCCCTAACATTAAGTCAATAATATTTTTTATTTTTTTTATATCAATGTTTACATTTTCCTATCTTTCCCTTATAATATAAGCATAAAAAGGTGATGTAAATATGAGTAAATTTTCAATAAGATTAAAAGAAGCTATGAATAGAGCAAATATTTCTTCTTCTCAATTAGCAAATAAGTTAGGAATTAATAGAGGTATTATATCTAACTATATAAATGATAAGTATAAACCTAAACAAGATAGATTATATGATATAGCAAATATACTAGGTGTTAATGTTGCTTGGTTGATGGGCTATGATATATCTAATGATAAAATATCTATAATTGAATTAAAAACTACTATTATTGATTTAGTTAATAATTCTCAATTAAATGATATTGATAAAAAGAAACTAATTAATGAAGTTGAATATATATGTAGGTGATTATATGGCTGTATATAAAGATTCAAGAAAAACAAAAGATAATAGAAGTTATTACTTCCAGGTAATGATTAATTATAAAACATATAAATCCAAAAGATATGCAACACGTGAAGAAGCGCGTAAAGAAGAAGCTATTTATCTTTTAAATCATAAATCTACTAATAATAAAAATTTTGATATAGTTGTTAATGATTATTTTAATTATTTATCTACTTATACAAAATATTCTACTGTCTATACTTATACTAAGGACTATAACAAACACATATACCCCTATTTTCACGATAAAGATATAAATAGTATAAATACCTTAGACTATAATGTTTGGTATGAAATTATGGCTAAAAAGGGCTTATCTGCTAAATATTTGAATAAAATAAATTCTTTACTTAAAAATATTTTTGATTATGCTGTGAAAAATTACAATTTATCTTATAATCCTGTTGTTAAGACCTTTAAATCTCAAAATAAAATAATAGAAGATTCTAAAAAGATTCAATACATTACAAAAGAAGAATTTGATAAGTTTATTAGTAAAGCTGATGATCCAATGTATAAATTAATATTTGAGTTCTTATTTTATACTGGTTGCAGAATAGGAGAAGTCATTTGTTTAACCTGGAACGATATTGATTTAGAGCATAAAGTAGTATATATTACTAAAACACTATATAAAATACACAATAATACACCTACAACAAACAAAACCAATAAGAATAGACAAGTATCTATACCTGATATTTTACTCTTAGATTTGGCTAATTATAAAGCAATAAAGAAGTCTTATAAAGATTTCTCTAATGACTGGTATGTTTTTGGTGATATTAAAACTATATCTACTACTCAATTACAAAGAAAAAAGCACCAGTATTTTACTGATGCTAATATACATGAAATAAGAATACATGACTTTAGACACTGACACGTTAGTTGTTTAGTAAATTCTTATTTACAAAGTGGTGGTAAAGATTATATAGGATTTCTTGCAAAATTGTCTGGTAGATTAGGTCATAGTCTTGATGTTATGCAAAGAATTTACCTACATTTATTTCCAAATACACAGGATGATATAGTTAATATGCTTAATAAAATGCAATAAATTCCTTCCTAAATTCTTCCTAAAAAAATAAAAACCTTGAAAATTCAAGGTTATTTTACTTTGGTAGCGAGAGAGGGGCTTGATTTATTTACGTTTTTGTTTGTCACTCTTTCTCTTTTACCTTTATATATAAGCATATATAATTTCATATTTCTTGTAAAAATATGTAAAATCTAAATTTTTTCTTCCTAATTCCTTCCTATTTTTCTTTTATTACAATAGCTTCAATTCTCTTTTGTTGCCCTACACTTCCAAGAGTGCATATACCATCTGCATCAGTAAAGCAAGACCAACCATAACTTTGGATATGTACTTGAAATTCAAAATCTCCTTTTAATTGTAAACACTCAAGTCTTTTGGCTTCTCCTGTTGTTCCTATTATAGTATCTTTTGTTATTTTACCATAATCTACCCAACCATCTTTTTGTATATGTGCTTTTGCCTCTACAATTTTATCTCCAAAGTCTATTTGTATAGCTTCTAATCTTTTTTGTTCTCCTGTTGTTCCTGCTATCTCTCCACTATATTTCCATTCAGTCCATCCATCACTTTGAACATGAGCTCTATATTTTAATCTTGCAGTTGGTATTTCTTTAAATTTATAACCATTTGCATTTATGATATTTATTGAGTTATTTACATAAAATGCATCTGGTGGTATTAATGATTTTTGATAGCAAAATACATATTTATCATTAGAATTTAATTTTAATCCATAATACTTACCTATATTTGCAGTACAGTGATAATGATTTGCTGTTGCACCATCTTTACCTTCTTTTAAATATTTACCACCTGCTTTTAATACTTGTCCTACTTTATATTTTTTTAATTCATCTTCGTCTATATGAGTTAATGTTAATTCAAGTATTACTGGATCATCTTGATATGGTATTTTTACTTTATTACAAGTTTGTAATCTAACACTATTAGTATATTTTGATGGATTTATACCTATTATTTCTACAATAACATAATCATTTTGTGGTTCAAAATATTGCTTACCACTATCTTTTACTGCTTCATCCCAGGGCTTATCCATATAATTAGCTGTTGGTTTCCAATGTGCTAGATGGTTACCTTCATCATGTCTTTGTGATATTCTAATGTATTTAAAAGGATATATTGAGTATTCCATAACTAAAAGTTCTTTCTATCAGTAGGATTATTTAAACCTGCAAAAATTTGGAATAATAAAGTTATTAAATCTTGTGTGTTATTTAAAACATCATTAGATACTTCATATACACCAAATAATTTCAATACTTCTGCTATTAATAATACAAGTTGTGTCCAGAATACAGGACTTTTTAATCTTTCTTTAAATTTCATAAAAGCCTCCTTATACCATAAGTATAAAAAGAGTTTTGTTTTATTTTGTCCTATTTTACTTTCCAGCAATACTCTGCTATTCTTTCCCTACAATCAAAGCTATCATATACTACGCCATACTTAGCACATACTATATGCCCTTTCATTGTTATTAATAGCACGTTATCTCTATACATACCAGCTACTTCTCCTACGTATTTAGGTAAATCATAAACACGATTATAACGTTTGTCTAAATAATCTACTATAAAGTCTTTATCATCCATCATAGTTCCATTTAATCTAGCTACGTTACTTAAGTGTTTGTACGTATCATCCCACGTACTATCTGTTGCTAAAGATATAGCACGAATAGTGCAATCGTTTTCAAATAGTCCTAAAGCATTATTGTTATAGTATTTATACATTACATTATACTTCTTTGTAATGTATCTCTAAGCATTTGTTTTTGTTGTTGGCTTTCAGCTTCTTCGTATAATACTTTGATGAAATCTTCTAAAGAACTGATCATATAGTGAAATGATTTATCTCTATCGTGACCATAAGCATCATGGTATCTTCCATATTCTCCATATAATCTATCTAAAGATTCATCTCCTCTATACTTCATATCGTATCCCCTTCTACCATAGTTATCTCCATAAGAATTATATCCAGGTCTACCATAGTTTCCATAATTTCCATAATTCATACACTTATCCTCCTTTGTCATGTGTCTTATTTTTGCCAATTTATATAGATGCTCTATATTATTTGGATTAATTTCTTCTTGTAGAATCTCCTCTATACGTTGTTCTACTTTTTCTATTAGTTTATCTTCCATATTTATCTCCTTTCTTTAAGAGTTTTATTATTTCTTCATTTTGCTCTATTATCTTTTCTAAATAGTCACTATCCTGCCTTTGTAATTCTTGCATTAAATCGGTATTTTTATAATCTCTAATTATTAAATCAATACTATATATTTGCAATAATATTTCTAATAATTCTCTATTTATCATTATGCTATTTTCTTAATATAAATGTTTGCATTTTTTACAATAGGTATTTCAGTATCAGTTGAAGTTCCATCAAATACTATTGCTGGTACACTATTGATAGTAATTGTTACATTTCCTCTACCACATACTCTTACTAACTTAGAAGTAGATATATTGTGATAATCTCCAACAGCAGTTATTACTTCATCCATTTCAGTTCCATTTAGCTTTACACCATCAGCATAAATACCAAATCCTACTATTCCAGCAGTTGCAGAAGTAACATTTGCACTAAATCCTATTTCATATAATCCACCCATAACTATATTAAATGTAGCTGCACCTTCATTATGATTTAGCCATCCATTAAAGCAGTTAGCACTATTTGTTCTTAAATCTGTATCACTAAAAGTTATAGGTGCTGTATTAGTAGTTAATACTAATTCTTGTTCCTGTGTGCTTTGAATCATATTATTTCTCCTTTCATAAAAATAAGAGTAGAACTTGTCTACTCTTTTACTTTGCAAGTTCTCATATTGAGTTAGTCTATTGACCTCTTACTAAATAATTGTGTTCCCATACCAGTTAGAATATCCATTGTATAGAGATTGATATGGACTAGATACTAAATAACTAGGAACTGGATATGGTCTAACTTGACTTACTATACTTGCACCAATTCCATTTGCAGTTATAGTGTTCTTTAGATCATTTACTTGACTTCTTAGATCATCAATAGTGTTTTGGTTAAGAACATCTAGAATTTTTTGAGTATTCTCAATTCCTTGTGCTCTTAAATTGCAGCAACACTCATCCATCTTTGCTTGATTTTGTAAAGCTGATGTTAGTAAGTTAGTGTTTAATTCATTAGTTTGAGATAAGATATCTCTTGATATAGCATTACCAGAACTTAATATTGAGTTTTGTAATCCCATATTTCCTGTTAAAATATCACTTCTTACATTACATAGATTAGTTGATAAATCTGCAAATCCACCAGAGATTAAGTTGTTAGTATTTTGGAATCCACTATTGATATCTCTTTGTGTAAATTCACTTGATACAAAGTCTTGAGTAGCTAGGTTATTAAATCCATTGTTTCCCCATCCACCAAATCCATTGTTGAATATCATAGCAAAGATTAATAGTGCCCAAATACCATCTCCACCAAATCCAAATCCATTACCACCTACTGGTAAAGTAGGAACGATTCCTGTTGAACTATTCATAATTCCTCCTTTCTTTTATATCAAACATTAAATGTTGATAACTTGTTTTATATAATCTTCTGTAAATCCAAATTGCTGTGCTTGTCTTATAAATTCTTGTTTAGTCTTATCATCATATTTAGAAGTTATTTCTTTTAGCATATCCTGTGGATTACCTTTGTTTTCTATTGCCTGGTTTACCATTTGATATGCTTGTGGATTTCTCATCTTGAGTTGATTCAGCATCATTATTGCTAGTGGATTTTGCATTTTCCATCATCTCCTTTATTTGTAGTTGTAAACTTTCTATCATTAAGTCTTTTTCATCTTTTAATACCACTTCTTTTAATTCGTATGTTTTTACTTCTCCTTTAATGTTCTTAACCCATACTACACTCATATCCTTACTAAAATATGGCGTATCTCCTATTACTAACTCTTTATTTACTTCATCTAGTGAATTAGCATATTTCATTACACTAGGTGATGTTTGTATTGTTTGATTAATAATAGGTTGTTGTGGTTGCATCTTCATACCTTTTAATTGCTCTATTTTGCTATCAATCATATCGTTAAAAGATTGTGGATTATACATTGTATTGAACATATTTCCTCCTAATCAAAAAGAGAGTGCACCTCAAATAATGTTTTAAACTACTCTAATGTGTCTTATCTCTCCTTTCACTTACATTTTCCCATAAAAAAAAGAACTAGATTTCTCTAGTTCCTTTCTATAAAAAAGCAATAAATTGTCAAATTACTTTCATAACTTTCTTTTTTATTTTCTTAAGTTCTCTGCTTATAGTGGATTCACTAACATTTTCTAGCATAGCCATTTTAGTAATACTATATTCTTTTAGTCTATACTCAAATATTCTTTCTTGTAGATCACTAAGATATATTTTACTTTTTATCTCATCTACTTCTTGTCTAGTAAATTCAAATCTAAGCATTACTTTTTCTTACCTTTATTGCCTACATAAGCACCACAAGTTTTACAATGTTTTCTTCCTTGACTATCTGTTGTTGTTTGTGACTTGCGTATTGTTTGTATTTTAGTTTGTTTTATTCTACCCATTTATATCACCATTAGCTACATTACCACTTATAGTTTCTACATCTTCTATTTCTTGAGTAGTAGTAATTGTTTGGATATCATTTAATAAGTAAAGAGTGTATCCTAATAAACCTATAAAAGCAACAAATGTTATTATCCACATTGTAAAGAACATTTTTGAAGAACTTGCACCTTTATTAGCTACTTCTTTAAAGTCATGCAATAATTCTAAAGCAGATGTATTGTTTTGTATTTTATTAGAATTACTGGATATACCTATTCTATTATTCTTTATATCTTCTTCGTGATGTTTTATATATTCTTCAAGTTTTTGTACACGTTCTTCCATTATATCTTACCCTCTTTGTGTAGTGTTTCAAATTTATCGTGAACCCAAGAATTACCTTTGTTTTTGACATATTCATCATATTCTTCGTGTGCTAGTAGTTTTTGTTCATAAGAAATAACACCATTTTCTGCTAAACACATTAAAGTAGTTAAATCACTTTTTAATCTATTCATTTTTTCATTATGTAGTTCTTCGTTTATAGGTTGTAATTGATTTTTAATACCTGTCATTAATAATTTATATAAAGCACCTATACCACCAATTAAAGTTACTAAGAAGATTACTATATCACTAATTTGACCTAACGTTATATTTTCCATATTACCAATATCTCCAGTCTTTTAATGCTGTTGTATCTAATATAAAAGGTTTATCATTATTAACCTGTCCTATATTAGTAGTACCCTCATAACTAAATGCGTTTTCTATGTTATCTAATTGGTTTATTAATGTTGTATCAGTAATCTCTGTATCAGTTGGTGTTGCTAATATATACCTTACTTCAGTATTATGTGTTGATAACCAAGTTTTAAAATCACTTGCAGTTGTTATACTACTTAAACCAAAACTAGATAATACTATATGTAATCTTTGCCCTACAATATAACATTTTGAGTTTTCTACTTTAAAATAATTTGTGTAAAAATCAGTATTAACAATACCACTACCTATATTTTTAATATTAGAATTGTCAATATATACTATTCCATTATAATAAGTCCAATTTTCTCCACTAGCACCAATATAAGTTATTTCCCCTATCTCTTTATGTAAATACCATTTATCAGTTTTATAGAAGTAGTCTTGATATGTGCTTATTTTACATAGTTCTATTGGTGTTGTACTTGTGTGTTGCTCTTTGTTGCCAACTACCATTTGTAAATTATTAAATACATTTGCACTTGGTACACCACCTGTAAAGTTTTTAAATATTATCCATCCATACGTTTCATTATATTGACTTGCATTAGTAGTTGATATTGTTGATTTTGTGGTTAATGTCAAAGTTGTTCTACCACTTGCTACATAAAAAGTTTCTTGATTAAATAAATTTTCATTTGAATATATTTGATTTCCACTTGTTCCATTAAAACTAATTGTATATGTTGTACTAGGTTTTAAATCTCCCATAATGTATAACACATCTTGATATTGTGCTAAGGTATCTTTTGTTGTTGAACTTTCTATTATGTTCTCTACCCCTAAATATATAGGATATGTTTGGCTTTGTGTATTATCACTATTTGATATTGTTATTGTATTATCTCCACTTACTACATTGATAGGTATTGGACTATCAGGTGTTGGTGTTCCTGTTTGGCTTGTATTTCCTTTTAAGTCTAGTTTTAGCATAGCTTCACCAGTATTATCTAGTGTTAGACTTTCTCCTTCTCCTATAACTTTTTCCCAATTTGTCCATACTACATCTAATCCATTTGCTAAATAATATTCTAATCTATCTACAATACTTGAAGTGATATTGTCTATGTTTTTATCTAATAAAGTAGTATCTAGTCCACCTACTTCTAAAATATCATAAGCATTTTCAATATGATCTTCTATTGCTTGTATTCTACTTGCTACACTCATACTATACACCTTCTCCTATATCTAATTCTTCTAGGATAGATTCTATATTTCCTACTAAATCATAGACACATTTTGCACTAGGATATTGTGTATCTGTTGAAGTATTACTTAAAGTAGTTACTTTATTTGAAGCTACTTCATATCCTTTTGCTGTTAATACGTTTTCTAAAGTCCCTTTACTAATAAAATAATAACTACCTTTATTGCTATATGTTGCATAATCTATTACGTTAGGCATTATTTTATGAAGGCTTGCATCTAAAAATACACCATTATTTGCATTATCTACTTTTAATACACCACCTATAGTATCACTAGCATAATCAGTATTTTTAACATAATCTGTTAAATCTATATTAGCAATATGACCAGATAATACTGATGTTCCATTTACTTTTACATCTTGAACTTCTCCATCGTTACCATTTGTTATCTCATAATCAAATATATTTCCATTTGTATAAGTTACTCTATATGTATCTACTAATCCTACTGAATCAATTTTAGATATACTTGCTATTCCATTTCCAGTAGAACCAGTATCTCCTTTATCTCCCTTATCACCTTTTAGTCCTCTTTGTCCTATCATACCACCTATGATAGTTCCACCTGCTGATATACTCATTATTCATCTTCCCCCTTTGCTGGATATTGTATAAATTCCATAGCACCATCTTCGTTATAACATACTATTGTTGCATCTTCATTTAGTGTTATGTCATACCAATAAGTTATAGGTTTATTTGCTATTTCTCCAAATGTTGTATCTTCTTCTGTTAATAAGATATCTACTTGTTCTCCTGTTGTATCTACTTCTACTACTTTACTTAGGATAACTTCTTTATCGTATCCTTTTTTGTCATAGATATTGAATTTTACTTCATCTCCTACTTGATATTCATATAATTGTAAAGTTAGTGTATCTAATGATACAGAAGATTCTTCATAATCACTATCATAAAGTTTCTTCCTTATAGAATCATACCAATATACATTACTACTTCCATCTTCATATTTTAGATATCCATTGTTATCTGTATATGGTATTTTTAGAGTTATTGTTCCCTCATCACCTCTTGAGCAGTGGATTTTATAATCCTTATCAATTTTGAACATATTACTTCTCCTTTCGTAATAACTCTTTTAATTCTTCTATTTGTTTTTGTTGTTCTTGAATAGCTTTAGTTAATATAGGTATTATATATGTTTCGTTAGGTTGCTTTATTTTGTCTTTTCCTACTTCATATATTAAATTTTTGTCTATTTCTTCAAGTTCATCTGCTATATACCCTATTGGTATATTTCTTTCATTATATGTAAATGACTTATGTTTTATTTTGTTTATTGTATCTAACGCATTATAATTAGTATCTTTTATATCACTTTTTAGTCTTTTATCACTTAACCACATTGATATACCATAAGCAGAACCAACATTTGGTGTTACTTCCATATATGGTGGTGAAGCATTTATTGCTATTTTAAACAAAGATACACCATCTGTTCCTGTTGTTGTTTTTGCTGCTTGATATGTTCCTGTATATACAAAATCATTTGCTGTTATTGTTCCTGTTGCTGCTATATTTCCTGTATCTCCATTTACATCTACTCTTATGTTATCTGGATCAGTATCATTACTTATTGATAATGCTTTACAAGATATTTGGTCAGCACCTATACCACCCATACCCATATATGATAAATAATTATCATTTGAATCTTTTATTGCTAAACACTTTTTAGGATTATTTGAATTTATTTCAAATGTTCCTGTTACTTCTTTTTCATTTGTTATTTCATTGTTTAATATTTTATTTATATAAATATAATCAGTAGATGTTATTGACCCACTTTCATTGTAATCTAATGTATCTAGTCCACTATTTGTTGCTGGTAAAGTATTCATTGTTATACCTTTTACTAATACTTTATCGTGTATATCATAATCATATATTCCATTTACTGATTTACTAAAAGAATTTGAACTAATATTAAATCCTCCTATCGTTCCACCTGTTGATGTTATTTCTCCTGAACTATTTACTTTAAAGTTTTTGGTATCTATTGACCCATCTAGTAGTTTTATTTTTGTTCCACTTGTATCAGCTACATAGTTTTCACTCTTTATTGTTCCTGTTGTTATATTATCTCCATTTATTGTTGATGAACCACCAGTAGATAAATCAGTAAATTTTGCATAATTATTCATTATGGTTACTACTGTTCCTGATAAGACTGTTGTTGTTGTTCCACCCATTTCATCAGTTATTGCTGTTGCATAAGTATCATCAGTTGCACCTATTCTCCAGTCATCATTATCAAAACTTTGTCCTTCTGTTCTTGCTCTTTGGCATCCCATTATTGAGTATTCATAAGTTTCTGGTATTGTTCCCTTTGGTGTTGCTTTTAACCATAAATCCCCATTATCATATGGTGGTGTTGGTTGTGTTGTAAATACTCTGCGTTTACTATCTGCTGTGTCTTGTGCTGCTGCTGCATTTGCTAGAGCTTCTATTGTCTTTGCATCTGGTTTGTCATCCCATGAATATACATTGTTTTCTTTTTTAAATATATAAGCATATCCTGTTGATTTATCATAATATAAATCTCCTATATGTTTCTCTTTTTCATCATCAGTTGTCCAGTTACTAGCAGGTAAATTAGATAGAGAAGGTATCCCTGAATAATACCAGGTTTCTACCTTCCCATCTATTTGTTCCTGTAAATTGTTTTTATCACTAGGATACGTTACATCTATAAATTCTTCTAGTTCTGTATTAGTTTCAATTATTTGCCCTTGTATGGATTCTAAATCAGTTTTCATGTTTGCAAGATTATATTTTCTTTCTATATCTTCTGCTGTCCTTACTTTTGTTGTTGAATTTGATTCTCCTAATGTTGCCATATATACCTCCTATCCAAATAATTCTTTATCTAATTGTTGTTTTTCACTAGCTGTCATTTCTAGTCCTTCTATATAACTTCTTATTGCACGTTGATAACTCTTTATTGAATATCCTCCTGCTAGTTTTTGTAACATTAATTTTTGATATTGATTTAATGCAAGACTATTGATATATTCAAACACTTTTTGTTTTGCTGCATTTTGCCCTTTAGTTGTTCCATCATTATAGTTTTGTTTTATTGATTCAATATCATTTTTATATGTTTTATATGATCCATAATCAGTTATTTGTTTTATTACTGCATATTTTGTTGGATTATTATTAGCATAATTAAATTCTTCTAAACTACTATAATCTCCATAATTAGTTAAATCTTTCTTATTTGAATATTTAGTTAGTTTATCTTTATCAATAGAACTTTCTCTATATTTATTGTTATATATAGTTCCTGTTGATTCATCTACCCAATAAACATTATCTTTATTGTCTTTATACTTAACATATCCATTTTCATCTTTTATTTCTTCACCTGTTCCTAATTTATCATTTAGTAGTGCATTTTTTTGTTCCATACTAATTGGTAAATTATATATGTAATTGTATTCTGCTTCTGTTTGTGATGTTCCTTCATCTTTTGCTATTTTCTTTGCATTTGCTATTCCACTATTGATTTCCCTATACTCACCTATTGGTAAATTTGCATCCATAGCTTCATTTACTTGTTTTTCACTTAATGGTGAATATCCTTTATCAAAATATTCTCTTGCATTTTCACTAGCATATTGTCCAAATACTGCTGCTTGTAATCTCCCTAAAGTGCTTGTATCAGCTTCAAATCTTAACTTACCTGCATCTGTATAACTTCCTGCTATTGGTAAATTCTCATTATACATAGCAAGTCCTTCATTTGTTTTCTTAATTTGTCCTCCTGCTACTGGTAAAGCAATATAGTATAGTGGTTTTAACCACTCTTTCTTTAGACTATTTATTGCAGTATCTTTCTTTTCTTCATTGAATAGGTTACCTATATTTTCTCCTGTTGATAATACCATACTTAATGGATCATCATAAGGAATTGCTGCTTGTATAGGTAATCTTCCACCACCCATAATACCACTTATAAATGGTGCTTCTTGTGCTGTATCCTTAGCAATATTTTCTATCTTTGCTGCCAAATCTAAATTATCATTTGTAGCTGTCTTTATATCATCTATTGCCATATCTATTGGACTAAATGCACTTTTTCTTCCTGTTAGTTTTTCTGCTATTAAATTATATAAAAATGCACCTAAGAACATTTTTACAAATGCTGCTGCAAGTTTTTCTTTACCTTCATCAGCCATATCTTTAGGTAAATCTTTAAACATATATCCATATTGGTTATTTACTTCAAGTTGAAATGCTGTAAATAATTTATATATTGGATTCTTTGAATTAAATATTGTTGGTTGGTCACCTTTTGACCTTCCAGCCATTACATCTTTAGCAAACTCATCAGCATTACTCATAGCTTCTTGTTCACTCATACCTTTATCTAAGTTTTCATAGTATTTTGCCCTTACTATTGTGTTAGAAGCAAAACTATCTACTGCTTCAAATGGTATTCCTAATTTATCATTTAATTTGTCTATTGTTGTTTTATATAAGTTTTCTGCTTGTTGTGTTCTATTAGTTAAGTAAACAGAGTTCTCATCAAATCCATCACTCTTTATTGTATTCTTTATAGATTCATACATACCTCTTAATAAGTTCTTAGTAGATACTTGTGACCATGCTTGAGTTATTGGTATAAAGTTAGTCATAGCACTACTTATATTAGCGCCTACCATATTTGCACTTACTCTACCTGTTATATTATTCATTATTGAATATGTATCTCTACCTAATGCTTGTTCCATACCTCTATCAAGTATAGATTTTTTATTTGCTAGTGAGTTGGTATAATCTCTTAATTCAGTTACTAAATTACCTAATGGATTATCTTTTAGATTTTCAGTTAATAATGCTATTTGTTGTGCTTTTTCTTCTGCACTTAAATCTTGGTTAGCATATATTTCATCTATTTGTTGTTGGACACCTTCACTTGAATATTGATATCTTATTTCATTTTCTAATGCTCTTAACTTTTGTATATCTTCTGTATGATATATTAAGTCCATAGCACCTCTTAGGTAATTATCCATACCTTTTAAAGCATTATAATCAGTTGCATCTCCAGTTCTTTGTTGTGCAAAACTAGCCCATGTTTTACCTGGTTTAAATCCTTCTGTTATTCCTGCTATATCAGTTGGTAATGTTCCTTTTTGTATCTTCCATCCAAATTTATCAGCAAGTTTACCTATTAATGATGTAGGTTTATCTTCTATAAAGTGTGGAAAATATCCTTTACGATAATCTATTGGTTTATATCCATTTGCTTTTAATGATTCATTTACACGTTCTATCAGTTCATCATATATATTCCTAAATTCTTCTACTGCTTCACTACATTTTTGTTTATCTATATTATGTTTTTCTGCATAACTTTCTACTTGGTCAGTAGTTAATGTTGTTTCAGGATTATATTTCAATTCTCCTAACATTTGCGTATATGTTGATTCATCATTTGTTAAGCCATATTTTTGGATTCTTTCTACATAATCTTGTTTATCTACCTCTATTTGTGCATTATGTATTGTTATTGGTTTAAAGTATGTATTATACCAAAGTTGTGCTTGTTCTTTACTCATAATGTCATTAAGGTTTCTTTTCATTGTATTGATCTTGTATTGAATACCTCTTTTTTTGTCTTTTATATCTTCTAAGTCAATAGTATTACGTGCTATCTCTCTATATTTTTCTGTTGCCATAGCTCTTGCATATTTATCTTCTACTTTTTGACTTATATTTTGTGTTAATTGCTCTATTTGTTCATCACTTATTGCGTTATTTGTTAATGCTTTATAGATTTTATTTGTTATATTATTTATTTCATTATCATTTAATTCAAATACTTGAACATTAGAATTATCAAATTGTCTATATGGTTTCTTTAAAAATTCAGCCAAAATAAAAGGTATATCTTTATCGTTTACATCAGTTTCTAACATACCTGGATATGTTTCTGCTAATTCTTGATATACACTATCTATATTTGGTTTACCATATTTTATCTTTATTCCTGGATTATTCTTTTTAAATGCTGTTATTCCATCAGCAAATTCTCCAGCACTATCTTTTGAAATAAAAAATTCAGTTTTTCTTATTGCTTTTTGTAAATCTCTTATATCTTCACTTATTACTTCTTCTACAAATTCTTGTCTTGAGTTATTTTTTACAAACTCTCTAATATCGTTTTTAGCTTCACTATTGAAGATATCTTCTCTAGTTAGTCCTTTATACTTATCTATTATGTTTTGTAATTCTAAACTTGCTTTACGTGTTAATTCTAAGTTCTCTCTTGCAAATCTCTTAGCTTGTTCTTCCATTTTAGTATCTGCTTTATCTACTTCGCGTTCAAATAACTCTATTTTTTTGTTTTTATAATCTTCTTTTGTTAATATTCCTCTTAGTTCTTCATTATTGACTGCTCTTTCTTCTAGTTTTGCATAACTTGGTAATGTTTTTAAGTAGTCATTGTAATCTTTTATTGTAAAATCTACGTTATTTTGTTCTTGTTGTGTTTCATTTGATATAGAGTAATCAGTTCCATTATATTGAAAACTAGATAATCTATGTAATGAAGGTAACTCACTTACGTTATCAGGATAATATAACTCATTAGCATTTACTTCATAAGTATATACTTTACCACCATTATTATTTGCTACATTTTGTGCATAAGATTTATCTGTTGTTACCCAGTCACCATTATTAAGTTCATTTACTGGTGATGCTCTATATATTTTTACTTTTTCTTCTGGATTATTTAGTATCTTTTTTAATTTAGATAAATCAGTTTGATCTTGTCTTGTTAAATATCCATTTAATTCTATTACTTTGTTTTTAATATCATTTATATCTAAATCAGTTATACTTTGTGAGTTTTCTATTTGATGACTTCCTCTATAATCTCCTAAGCTATATCTTATATCTGGACTACTTGTTGGATTTGTATTATCTATATTCTTTATTTGGTTAGATTCAAAAACAACATAATTATCACCATTGATAACACCATCATAGCCATTATCTTGTAATATGTTTCTAACTGCTCTACCTTTTTGTCTATTAGTTAGTGTATCCCAATCAGTTATTAAATTTACATCATCTTTAAATCTATTTTCAAAATCTTCATAAAAAGATGGTGCAAAACTTACACTACCATCTTCATTTATTGTATCAGCTGTAGGTATGTATGGATTAGTTATGTTTAGATAACTCTCTATTACTCTACCCTGCTCTCCATTGCTCATTTTAGCATAATCTTTAGCAGAATCTAAATCTTTTGTAAAGTAGAATCCTGCACCATAATATGTTCCATGATTTCCTGCTAAATCTCTATCAAACTCATTAAACTCTCCTGTAGTTCCATGATACATTGGTATAAGTCTACCTTCTGCATCTCTAACTTTAGAGTTTGTAAAATAATCTTGTTGTTCTTTAGATAATTCTCTACCTTGTGAATCTTGTGTTGATAAAGAATATCTTATATCTTGATTTTCTGTTGGATTAAGATTATCTTCTGCTTTAAATTGGTTAGAATCAAAAGTAACATATAAATTACCAGTAGTTCTATATGAATTTTTGCTTTGACCACCATAGTCATAAACATTTTTCATTATAATTCCATCATAGTTAGTTTCTCCAGATTTATTCTTTTCTATTATTCTTTTTACTAAATCATTAGTAGTTATAGAATTGCTTAAAAAGTCATCTACCATACTACCATCAAAATTATATCTTGCTAAATTATATAAGTTTGAATATCCAATAGCATCAGTATTTAGATTTTGTCCTATTGTTTTGAATAATTGTTTTTTAAACCATGAACTTTCACTACCATAATTAATATTATTTTCATATAATTTACCATACTCATTTACAAATTGACTTATTGTTTTGCCTTCTATCAATTCTCTTTCAGCAGGATTTAAGTCCTCAACATAATTACTTATTAATTCATCACCATTTGGTAAAGTTTGTTTATATTCTTCACCAAATAATTCTGCATTTTTTTGACCAGCTTCAAGCCATCCCTCGTATGTTAAATTAAACATACTCATATCATTTACTACATCTCTAAGTTCACTTGATTTTATTTTATTTTTAATAATTGAGTATTCAGCATATTCTCTTGGTTCGTTTGATTTATTATATTCTTTAAATTTATCATTACTTTCTTGTGCTAAATTAAATAGTTTTTCTTTAGTTTCATTATCTTTTACCACTTTACGATATTCATTTTCTCTATTAATATCTCTTTCAGTTAATATAGTATTCCAGTTCTCACCAAAAGTATCAATTATATATGGATTTGTTAAATTTACATAACCACTATATTGATAATTTGCTATAAATTCGTTTTGAATATTGTCTATTAATTCCTGTTCACTATTAAATGCTTTTGTTAATCCTCTATTAATTACATCTTGTTTTTGCTGTTCTGTGAATCTTTCAGTATCAAATAACCATTTTTCTAAGTCATTTTTAAAAATATTTTTTAATATAGTTTGTTCTTTTAATGTATCAGCACTTGCAATTAATTTTGTTGTTTCTTTATCATACATATCAAGTATTTGTGCTAGTTCTGGATAGCCATCATAACCTCTCAAGTTATACCAGTCCTCTAATTGACTTTTTAAAACTTGAATATAATTATCTCTACCCAAAAACAAATCATGTAAATTTTCATTGTTCTTTACTCTATCTAAAGCTACTTTACCTTCATTTGATAAGTTATTGTATCCTAAAAACTCTATACCAGAAGGATTTTGTTTTAAAATATAAGCATCCCCATCTTTTTCAATAGTATAATGATTTGTTATACCATTTACTTTCATTTGGTCATCATTTTGTTTATTTTGAAATTCTATAAAATTATTTACATCTTCTAAAGTCTTTATAGGTTTAGTATATGCTTTCTTATAATTTTGGTCAGCATAACTTCCACTCATATCTTGATTATCAGTATAGTAATTTACTACTTGATCTCCAAAACGATAAAAGTCAGTTCCCACAGGATTAAACTCATTAAATTGAGATAGTTTACCAGTAGTAGTATGATATACCTTTATTAAATTACCATTACTATCTGTCGCTTTTGAATTTTTAAAATAGTCTATTTGTCCTTGTGATAATTTATTTCCATCATTATCTTCTCCTGTTTGTGCTTCTTCTACACTTAATGAAAAAGGTAATGTTTCATCTTCTTGTGTTTCAGTTTTTATTCCTTCTAAACCTTGTTTATAAAGTTTTTCTAATTTCTCTTGTGTTTGTAATAATTTCTTATCACCTTTTATTTTTCCTACTATTCTCTTTATTTCATCTATTATTTTTTGTAATAATGTTCTATTGTCATTTAATTTTGTTAAGAACTCATTATCATTTAATAGTTCTCCTAATTTATCATTAATATATTCATCTTCTATGTCATCAGTTAGATTACTTGATATTTCACCTTCCTTAACACCATATAAGTTCATATATTCTTTTAAATCTTCTTTTCCCTTTAAATCATATACTAGACCTTTTAATTCATTGTATAAGCCCTCATTTGATGATTTTATTGAGTGTGCTATTTCATGGTATGCTACTTGTTCTAGTGCATTTTTACTATTTGCATTAATATATACTGTTCCATCTTTATTAAATCCATTTATAGTCTTTCCTTCTACATCTACACCCATATCTTTTATTATGTCATTATTGACTATTTTATAGTTTAATTCACTATTATCACTTAATGTTTTTACAAAGTCATATAGTTTATGATTTTTCTTTGTATCACTTAATCCAGCTTCTTGTATTGATTTTACAAGTTCTTTATCTTTTTCATTATCAGTTTCTTGTGTGAATTGTCTATATCTTTCAGGATTATTTATTTTATCTATTGTTGTTGTTCTATATTTCTTCATCTCTTGTTTTATTTCTTCTTCACTAAGTTCTATTCCACGTTCTTGTGCTTCTTTTATTACTGCTTCTCTTAGTTTAGTTTCAATATTTTCACCTTTAGATGATTCCATATATTTTAATATTCTTTGTTCTGCTAGTTCTTGTTTCTCTATATTACTATCATAATCAAGTTCTTCTCTTTCTACTTGTTTAGTAGTTTCTTCTACTTGTTCTCCTAATAATGCTTTTGCTTCTTTAAAACTCATATTATTGTCTTTTGCAAAGGCATTTATTATTTGATTTCTTTGTGTTGTATTGATTATGGTTGATCCTGCACCTAATATAGCACTTGTTAAAGCTGCACTTAAAAATGATTCCCAACTATCTCCTGCTGTAAATTGTTTCAAAAAGTCATCTATTCCATTTCCTGTTAGTTCTTCCATACCATAGTTATAGTTATTATCTATCCCATGTGCTATATCAGTTCCTAATGCTACTAAAGCATTTGATATTATTTCTTCAAATCCTTCACCTGCTGCATCTGCTATTTTTAAAAATGCTTTACCTACATATTTATTATTAAATACATTTGTTGCTATATCAGCAAGTTTTCCAGTTAATTTATCTCCCCATCCAGCACTCTTTATTCCTGGCATACCTTCAAAAAATTGTTCACTTATTGCTTCTGCAAATCCATTTATCATAGCAAATTTGTGTGATTCACTATCACTTGCACCATTTTTATATGCTTCACTACGAGAATTACCATAAGCACTTGTAAATGATGGTATTGCACTTGATAAGATTTTTCCTGCACCACTTAATTCTCCTGCTGTTGTTGTTAATCCTAATCCTCCTGCTATTCCACCTGTTACTGCACCCATACCAGCCATAGCTGCTACGTTTCCTATTCCTTGTGCTACTGATTCTCCAAATTCACCTAAATAAGACTTTTCTCTTATATCTTTTGTATATTGACTATTTAATAAGTTCTCTTGTTCATTTTCATTTAATCCAAATAGACTTGCTGTTGAATTTGCTTTTGCATTTTCTTGTAACCAGTTTCCATAACTACTTACTATATCACTTGCTAAATTACCTTCTCCTAATACAGAATTACCTAATCCTGACCAGAAGTTTGCTGCACTTGATATAGCATATTGTGCTGTGTCTGCTACACCTTCTAGTGTTCTAAATGCACCTTGTCCTATATTAGAACCTATATTTAACATTGTGTTTAAATATCCTTCTACAAGGTTACCAGAACCACTTTTAAATAGCCCAGCATTTTTTTGTTGTTCTTCTAATTGTTTTTGCTGTTCTGCTTGTCTTTTTCTTTCTTCTTCTAATTGTTTTAAATAAGCATCAAAATCAAATGATTCCATACTTTTTTTGAAGGCATTATAATCTTGTGTTGCATATCCATTACTTGCAGTATTTTTCTTGAAAAAAGACTCTGTAAAATCAGTCATAATTTACCTCCTAAGCAGCCCCAAAATGTTGTTTTATCTTTTTAATATCACTATCGTTATATATTCCTGCTGCTTTTCCTTCATTTAAGTATTGATTTAATGTTCCTTGTGTTATTCCATTTTTTGCAGCATATTCTAGTTTTTGGTATTCTTTAAATGCTGTACTTGAACTAAATCCTTTATTTACCATTGTTGCACTTGTTTTTAATACTTTATTGTTTGCAGAAGTATCACTATATTGTGCTTGTGCTTGTTGTGCTGCTTGTCTTGCTGCTGCTTGTTTTTGTAAAGCATAATTTGCAGCCCATTGAGCTTCACTTGTCTTTTGTGCTTGAGCACTTGCTATACTATTCTTATAACTTTGTATCATACTCATATAGTTATTTATTCTATTTGTATATGTATCACTTATACTTTGTTCATAACTTAATTTGTCATTATACATTGTTCTTCTATATTCAAATCCACTTAATGCAAGTTCTGTTTGTTTTACTAATTGTTGATATGCTATATCAGCTAGTGCTGCATTATTTGTTAATATTGCTTGATTTATTTGATTTTGAAATTCAGTATTAGCTTTTTGTAATGCGTTATTTGCTGCACTTACTCTATTTTGATAAGTTATATTCATAGCTATATCTTGATTCTTTGCAAATCCTGTTCCACCTAATCCTCTTGCTGCTAATTCTTCACTACTTCCACCATATTGATTTAAACTCTTTTGATAGTCTATATAAGCATTTGCTTGTTCATTTTTTGTTTGTTGTGCTGCTTCTTCTTTTTGTTGATTTATTAAATCTATATTAAAGTCTGTTTGTGCTTGTTGATTCTTTGTTTGTGTTTCAGCCCATGTATCTATATTTGCTTTTTGTTCTTCTTGTAATTTATTAAATTCTTCTAATTGGTTATTGTAATTAGTATCATAGTCTTGTATTTTTTTATTCATTTCATCTTGTGCTTCTTTTATCTTGTTTGTTGCATTACTAATATCTGTATTATAACCTGTTATTAATTGATCCCATTGACTAGCAAATTTTTGTATATCCATGTTTACCTCCTAACTTCTTTTTACATAAGAACCTATATAAGATTCCAATGTTGTTTCATATATTCCAAATGGTTTATTACTACTAAACTTTAATTGAATAGTATTCCATTTTTTCTTTTTTATTTTTGTTACTATATAACCTTTTGTATTTTCTAACGTTGCTAGTTCTTCAAAATCACCATTATCTAGCTTTGTTTCTATCTTTATTGTTGTTCCTTCTACATCTGTTTTAAATCCTTTTTTATTTGTTGTCTTTAACATTTGAGGATATCCAAAATCATCTTGTTTTGTTGTCCAGTAGTTATACATATTACCTTTACTTCCTGTTATCTTCATTATTCTAGGGAATACATCTAATGTGCTTAATGATGCTAAAGATACATCACTTACTTTATAGTCACTATCATATAGAATTTCATTTTTACTATCATAATGATATGTCTTTATTGGTAATGAACTTGTATCTAAATATGTTAAATATCCTCTTGAATCTTTATCTTGTGCATATTTTGTTCCTAAATAAAGTGTTCCATCTATTACTACTGCTGATAATATGTCACAACCTAAAGACCAGTAAAACCACTCATATTCTAAGTGGTCATTATTTTGAACTCTTTGATGACTATCTGCTAAATATACTTTGTCATCTATTATTGTTAATAGGTATCCTTCCCACTCTACTAACACCATATTTTTATAATTTTTTTCATTTAATAATTTACTATCTACTAATGTACTTCTATGTGATATTGCTTGTTCTGTTGTTATATCACTTGATATTCCTTCCATACCTCTATCACTAAAAAATACAATATCATCATTAAAGTTTATTCCTGTTGCTATACATCCTGTTGTTATACTTGAGTGTGAATTACTATATGTTTTGACTGTTGTTTCTAGTTTTGAATCATATACTTCATAAGGCACGTTATAGAATATTGTTGTATTATTCATACTTGGTTCTTTAAATACCCATAAAGCATTATTTCCTGGTATTAATGCTTTTACTAAACTTGCATCATTTCCTTGTGTTGAATAACTTGTATTTCCTATATAACGTGGATCATTTAATCCAGACCATATTAATAAGTTTGGATTCTTCTTACTTCCGCTCATAAATACACGATTATCAAATACACAAGCTAATTTACATTTATCAGCTGTTTCTCTACCATCACTTGTCTTTGAATATAAAAACTCTATTGTTGCTTTTGTTGATTCTACTGGTGCTGTTGTAAATTCTACTACACCATTTGTTGTATCTACTGAAAATCCTGTTGTTATTTCTTGTGGTGTTACACCACTTATATCAAATACTTTTAATCCATTATCTATCTCTTTTTGTGATAATTGATAATCTGTTGTTGTTCCATCTGGTATATATTGTTCTTTTACATAATCAGTTAATAAATTTGCTTCCTGTAAAAATGTTGTATTCCCACCTATTAAGTTATGTATTGCTATTACTGGTATTGTTCCTGTTACTTCACTTACTGCTGTTCCATTATATTCATAGTATTTTAGTCCATCTTTTATAAATAATATGTTATTAAAGATAAATCCTACACTTTTTGATGGATTCATACCACTTGCTTTTATTATTGTTTCTGCATCAGTGGACATATTTATATCTATTAGTTTTACCCCTTTATGAACTATTAAATGCTTTACATTGTTTATTTCATAAAAAAATAGACCAAAAATATCACCACTATCAAAAAATTCCTTGTATCGTGATATTGCTGGTCTAGTTTCTATTTTCTTACCTAAATTTTTATAGTTCTTCCACATATTTAAAGAGTCTGGACTTCTTGTTTCTGCTACTTCTCCACCTGTAAAATCTACACCTCTAAAATTATTGTATCTTTGTAATCTTAAACCACCTGCTGCTAGTCCTGTGTATGTATTACTAGACATCTAAACCACCTTCTATCGTTGCTACACCAGAAGTGTTTATATCTAACATATTTAATGCTTGTTGGTATCTTTGTTCATATACCTTACCATATTGTGCTGATACATCACTCTTTAATAAATCAGCTGCTATTCCATAAGGCATTATTTCTAATACATCCATACTATTCTCAAATACATAAGTTTCATCTTCTGTGTCTTTGTCTATTTTCTTTGGATATTTCCAATATCTTATTGTTGCTGTTCCATCTTCTTTAAATGTTACTATGTTATCAAATAATTCATATCTAACACCTGTTATTGTTTTTAATTTATAGAAGTCTTTATAATCATCATATAAATTCATTTCTTCATTTACTTTTACCTTTGTTGTATCTTGAACTGCTATCTTTTTAATACGTGCTAATTCGTGATTTATTGTATCTATTACATAGTTTATTTTTGCTTGTATATCTACATCATCTGTTAAATACTCACTATTCTCATTTACTTCTTCTATTAAGGATAATACTCTATCCTTCATCTCTCTTAGTGTCATCTTCTACCTCCTCATTGATAAGTAGTTTTAATCTATCTATTGCTTGATCTAATGGTATTAGTCCATTTACCTTTGTAAATCCCATATTTTCTACAAACGATAATGTTTCTCCATCTTTTAAAGGATATTCAATGTTTGATTCTTCTTTAAGCCCTTTTGAATCAGTTAATACTTTATGTTTTTTAAATATTCCATTTTCTACTTTATCTATTATTTTAAGTGTGTATCCATCTTCATATATTGTTTCATTATGAAGTTCCCTATCTACCCCATCATATATATAAGTTCCATAAAAACTTGTATCAGGTATTCTTACATATTTTTCTAACTTTTCTAACTTTTCCATTACTTTCTCTCCTTACATACATTGGATATTCTTTTATTATTTCATCTACCATACATTTATATTCGTTTATTAATGACTTCCCTACGTTGTTTATCTTATCTAGGTATATAATATATCTTCCTTCACCTTCTATGGTTTCTACCTGGTTTTCTGTTATTCTCAAATACCTATCTAATGATTCTGTTAGTGTAGATATTGAAGAACATACTATATCAAATCCTTCTGGTGCATATCCAGAGTGTCCATAGACATTAATGACATCTTCACATATATCTATTGTGGTCATAATTCTCTCCTTCATTACATCTACTACTTAGTAATAAACATAAGAAAAGAGAGTATTACTACTCTCCTTTAACTAAAATACTACTGCTACTACTTTAATATCAGTTGAACTTCCAGCACAAGTTATTTTACCATCAGTTCCAGCATATTTTGCAGTTTCTACCCATGCAGCAGCTACACCACCAGCAGCAATACTTGATATTGTAATATCAGCATCAGCAGCAGCATATCCACCATTTGATGGTGCTTTTACTTTACCATCTTTTGCAGTAGAACCATGAGTGTTTTTGAATACTAATAGGATTCTATCATTTGAATAGTTTTTTACATCAAATACGATTCCATCTGTTCCATCAACAGCAGTTAAATCACTTTCTAAGCTTTTACCAGTATTTTTTACATTAGTAAATTTACCAGTTGCAGCAGCAAATCTTTGTAATCTCATCTTTCTTACCTCCTATTAATGTGCTCTAATTACATATAGTTCTTGTGGTCTTACAACCTTAGCACCATATACATTTAGACCTTTTATAATACTTGCAAATCCTTTTTCTTTTCTTGCAGTTTCTAGTTTATCAATTTGGTTAGCAACAGCAACAGCTCTCTTAGTTCTTACTAACTCATAATCATCTGTACCATCATTGTATAGATTGTTAGATAGTCTTAGATAGCATTTATTATACTTACCTACTGCACCACGTTTAATATATTCTACGTTATCAGTAAATAAGTTAGCTAGTTTACTTCTTATTAATACTAAGTGTTCTGCATTTAGATCAGCAGCAAGTTCTTCTTTTGTAGATACATTATTTTGATATAGCTTTAATAAAGCTGCATCAATAGTATCTAATGGTGAAGTTTCAGCACTAATATCTTTAGAAGCTGATTTCATACTACTTAATACACCAGTAGCAGCTACTTCGGCAACTGTTGCATCTTCTTTTTCTGCTAGTGCTTTCTTAGCTTCATTAAATTGTGCATCTAAATATCCAGGCATACTTTGTGCTTTATCTACATCATCTACTTCAAATGCAAAATAATCATAATACTCAATATCTAAGTATTGTGCATTATCAGCTAAATGCTCAATAGCAATGTCTGTTCCTGGTACATAAGTACCTATTGTTGGTCTAACTGCACCAACGATTTTTACTCTTTCACCTTGCTTAATTTCACCTTCAAATTTATAATCACACCAATTTGCAATTACTAGGTCTTTTGCAAGTTCTGTTTGGATATACTTTGACCAAAATGTTGGTTTAAAGTTTCCAGCAAATCTTTGTAATTTCATTTTTTAACCTCTCCTTTTTTTAAAATTACCATTTCTCCAATGATTTATGGATTAATTCCAAATTTTTCCATTGTTCTTCATCTGTCATCCTGTCAAATTCAGCTTCACTAATAAAGTCTTTCTTTTCTTTACCAGGTATTGACTTCATACTTCCAGGATTATTTACTACCTGTGTAGTATTATTCTTTTTGTATATTTCATATACATTTGTTATAGGTGTTTCTTTTGTGAATTGCTTTTCAAATTCTTTAAATTCTTTTGAATTGTATTCATCTTCTGTTACACCTATACTTTTTAGTTCAGCTATTCTCTTACGTGTTAAGATTTCACTCTCTAAATTGTCTATGATGATCTTATCTCTATTAGTAATGTTTGCTTTTGACTTAATATGATTTACGTTATCTTCTAGTTCTTGAATACTATCAGCTTCACTTATCATCTCATTTGCATAAGCTCTACCTACTATTTCATCATCATTGTTTGTTGGTATATATGTTATACCTTGTTTACCATAAAACTCTCTTGCTTTATTTAAGGCATCTTCATTACTTTCTGCTTTTAGACCTTCCTTAGTTAAATAAGCTAGTTCTTGGTATTTAGATAAAGATTCTTTATATTCTCTATCTAGTTTTTTCCTTTCCCTTGCTAACCTGCTCTCAACTGCATTATTTATTCTTTCCTGCACTTGTTCTTCTGTAAACATAGGTTTTGGTTCTTTTGTAGGCTCTTCTACTATTTTTTCAGTAGTTTCTTCTACATTTTGTTCAGTTATTGTTTCAACTGATTCATTGTTAGTTTGTTCTAACTCTTTTTCTTCCATTTTAATCTCCTTTTAAAGTCTGTATGACTATCCATATTTTAAAGTGTTTTGTTTCACTAGCACTTATTAGCACCATTAGAATAGATATAAAGGTTTAAGGAATTAATTACTTTCCCTCTTGTTGTTATTCACCTGCTCTATTACCCAACAACAAACCATCATAGATACAACCTTTATAGGCAAAACTTTTTATATATCTATCCTAATGCTACTAACAAGTGTTAATAGCACGTTATAAATATACAAACCTTTAAACCTTTATGTCTGTGGCTTCACGCATATAAAGTAAACTTGGCTTGTTTTAGTTTATTATAATGAAGGATAATTACATAGGAATCTCACTACTCTGCATTTGATTAATTTCTTTTGGCACTATTGCACCTGTATCTAACATTTGTTGTAATTGATTTTGCATTATTTGTGCTCTTGCATTTATGGCTCTTATATATTGTTCTTCTTCTTTTCTTCTTTTTATTAAATCTTCTAGTTTCATTTTTGGCATTACTGCATCATTATCTAGTAAACTTACATAATCTTCTAACCAGTTTGTATCTTGAAATTGTGGTGTTTGTGCTAAATGTTCAAGACTTATCTCTTGTGCATATTTATCATAAGCACCTTTTGGTGTTATATCTATCTTTACACTTGTTCTTAGTTTATCTAGTATTGTTGCTTCTACTTTTTCTTCTGTTATTGTTTCTTCTCCTGTCATTGGATCAGTTTCTACGTTTTCTAACTTCATACCATCTTTTTTATTGTATGTTTTCCAGAAGTCCATCCATATTCTTGCTAAATCTTCTAGCATTGTATTTATTGCTACATTTTGTTCATCTAGTGGTTGTTCACTTGCTTGTTGTACTGCTAATATTGCTCTACCACTTGCATCTTCTGGATTTACTTGTCCTGTTGCTGTATCACTTGCACTTCTTAATTCTCTTGTTATTTGTATTAAATCAGTTTGCACTTTATCTGCATCAGGTGACATTTGTGCAGGTTGTGTTGTTGAGAATACTTTTCTTACATCATCTATCTCCATACCTTCTGCTGCTATTATTCCACCTACACTATTTATTGCTTCTGGATTTGCTATTTTATCTTTTAAGTATATCTTTTGTGGATATGCTGTATTCTTTGTTGCTATTAATCTTCTTAATAGATTCTTATTTACTTCTATTTGATTTGATATTAAAGTTCTTACTTCTCCTTCTCCTCTTGCATTTCCTTCTTTATCTTTCCATGCAAGATGGCTAAATGGATATAAACTTATTCCCATATCTTTGTCTTTACATATATCTACGTGCTTACTTGCTTTATCATAATGTATTGTTCCATCTTTCCTGTAAAACCTTGTTAGTATTGTTATCATTGGATTTACTTCTTGTTTTGCATCAGTTCCAGCTTCATCACTTGTATCATCATCACCTATTAGATATTCTTGTTCTTTCTTTGATACACCATAAGCTTCTGCTAATTCACGTGCTTGTGATACACTCATACGTTGCTTTGCTAGTATATATGGTTGTAATTGTATATTTGGTTCTTGTTCATTTCCATAAAAGATATCTAATTTATTTAATATTTCATTTTCTGGATTATTTGTTTCTTCATTGTATGATACATACATTATCCCTTCACTTGTTATTGCTGCTTGTTTTACTACTTTCTTACATTTGATATCCATTTGATCCTTTTCCCATAGTCTAGCAGCTCTTTGATTAAATAAATCACATACCTTTTTAGCTTTTGCTCTAAATTCAGTTCCTTCTAAATTATCAGCACTATAATTTATTGCTCTTAATGATTTTGTTACCTTATTTACTTTATAATCTACTATTGGTTGTATAAAGTTTAGTGATACAGGACTTATTCCTTCTAATATTATTCCTTCCCATTGGTCACCATTATAGAAATTATTGCATTTATCTACATCTGTAAAATATCCCATCATCCTACAATAATCTACGTTCTTATTGTATAGTGTCCATATATCTGTTTCTTTTATTTCCTTTTCATCCATTTATATCACCTCTTTGGCATTTGTTTTTGACCTAATCCAGTTCCATCATATTTGTCTATGTTTTCTATCATAGTGTCATATATTCTTTCTTCTAAGTCTTTTTCTTTACGTTCTTTCCTATCATTTATTGAATCACTTACCATTTTTACTGGATTTAGTGTTATATTCTTCATTTTACTTATTGATAATCCTATCTTTGCACCTATTGTAAACGATAGTAAATTTATCAGCATTAGTATTGTTAATTCTATAAAACTCATACTACTTGTATCCTTTCTCCATAGTCTTTTTGTTTTGGTTTCTCACTTTCAAAATTTATATGAACTACTTTCTCTATTACTTTTGGTTTTGTTGGTGCTGTTCTACTTATACAAAAGTATCTCAATGAATCAGTTATATGTGTTATATCATGTGGTTCTGTTGCACAATCATTTACGTTCTTTTCATCATGTTGTATTGCTGGTAAACACCTTATTATGTTTAAACAATTATCAAATATCTTTAAATGACTTGTTTGTTTCATTTCTCCAGTTTGTTCATCTTTTACTTCTACTGGCTTTATCCACTCTTTTACTGCTAACCATCCATTTTCTCTATCAGCACTACACTTGTCTAGTTTTATTCCATTTTCATAAAATATTTCTGCTGCACTCTTTCCTGTATCATTTCTTCTATTCCATAAGTCTGGTGGTGCATATATATTCTTTACTCTTTCTATTTCTGGATAACTCTTTAATTTCTTTGCAGCTTCACTTATTATTAAATTACTTTCGTGTATTTCATTATATACATAAACATTATTATTAGTGTCTATTGCATAAAATAAAACTGCAAACATATCTAGTCCATAGTCTATACTTACATATCTATTCCAATGTTCTGGTATTTTAAATGGTTCTATAACGTGTATATCCCTTCTAAATTCTCCAAAAAATTGTCCTTCAAAGATATCCCAGTCACCATATAACATGGCTTTCTTTCTATCTTCTGGTAAATTCTCAAGTGTCCTTACATAATCAGGATCATTTTCCATTAAGAACTTATTTTCAAATACTAAACTCTTTATGAACGTATAATCGTTCTTATCTTCATTTCCTCTATAATCTTTATCTATAAATAACCTTTTTACCCATTGATGACCTATTCCACCAGGATTACACGTAAAATACATACGTGGTTTAAATTGTGTCTTACACATACCACTTGCACGATTTGATTCAGTTAAACATTGATATTGAAATTCAGTAAATTGTGTTGCTTCTTCCATAAATATCACATCATAAGCTTGTCCCTGATATTGCAATACATCATTTTCATTATCACAATATCCTAACTTTATACGTGATTCATTAAAGAACTCAAATACTTTCTCCTGGTCTTTATAGTTTGCTATTGTTGTATCTTGTTTGCATCTTAATAGTTTTTGTAATGGCACAATATGGTTTTCTCTTAATTCTGTTAATGTTCTTCTTAACAATAAGATTTGTATTCCTGGATTATTTAGTGCTAGTAATACTGCTTTTATTCTTGCAGCCCAGCTCTTTCCTCCACCTCTTGCACCACCATAAGCTATATATTTTGTTTTAGCTTCAAAAAACTCTATTTGTTTAGGATATGGTCTATCTATTTTTAGTTCTATCATTTACCCCATTGTCCTAGATCATTTTCCATTGATATTTTTATATCTTGTTTCTGTTCTACTTGTTCTTTAGGTTTTTCACCAATAGTATCTCTTATAACTTCAAAAGCTTTTATGTCACCATCAAGTGCTTTTGCTATTATCTCTAAGCATATTCTATTTTGTGTATCTTTTGTTTCAAGTAGATTTATTAAGTCATCTCTAAGCTGTTTTCTTTTTCTTCTACTTTCTCCAGAAGCAATACCACCATTTTTTGCTATTTCCCTCTGTTCGTTCTCTGTTAGTTTATTAAATGGTATTAAGTTATCTTCTTTTGACATTTCTATCACATCCTATTTGTTAGAGTTTTGTTTCTCTATTTTCTTAATACCATCCTATCATTATAGTTTTTTACAAATTGTTTACCTTTTTTAGTAATAAAGTCTTTGTATTGTATATAAAACTCATCTATAAGATGGTATATTTCTAATATATTTTTATCATCTAGTTTTCCTTTATACACTTCATCAATCATTTCACCTGTTATTGCACTAAATATTTCAAAATTATAATGTTCTATTTTATGTAATAATTGATGTGATGACTGCATTAGTATTGCTGTATTACCTCTTACTAATTCTCCACCTGCACGTTTAGGTATTATTAAATGATGTGCTGTGTATAATTCTTTTTTAGGTGAGAATCCCATAAAATCATAACCTAGTTCTTTTATTTTGAACTCGTTTATCATTATGTTGGTTATATTTCTCATTTCTCCCCACCTTAAAACATATATTAAATTTAGGGCATAATATACACTTTTGATATCTCATGCAATATTTAATATCTTTTGTGTCTATTTTCCCCATAATTAATCTCCATAATAAAAGCAGCTTTTTATTGCTGCTCTTTGAGGTGATGTGGATTCAATAATCTCACAATATCATAATATATGATAATTTGTCCTATTTTGTCCTATTTTTTATTTTATTTACATATATGTTATGGCATTGACTTTTTGAATATCCTACTAAGTTTCCTATCTTTTCAAATGGCATTGGTTTATTATGAGTTCTTAGATATTCTTTGTCATTTCTTAAATCATATATCCTACGTTCTAGTGTTGTATATTCATTTCTTATCTTTAATTCATTGTTTATGTATTTAATTAGTGTTTTTATCTCTTTTTCTATGAATTTTAATTCTTTATCTATTTCTTCTAGCTGTATTACATATTCAAGATTCTTGTCTTGTCTTTTTGTTGATGCTATTTTATCTGGTTCTATGTTTATTGCTTTTGGTAATACTAATGATCTAATATTTATCTTCCTGTCTATTAAGTATTGTTTTCTATTTTCATATTTTTTTAATTGTTCTTCTGCTTCTCTCGTTTGTCATCACTCTCCATCCAGGTATCTATATCATTTCTTCCAGCTGCTAGGCATAATATTTCTACTATAAATCCACAAATGCAACCTAGTATGTATCCTACAAATATCCCCCACCAAAATAAATCACTTGTTATTATTTCTAACACGTTTCTTCACCTTTACCTTTTCAGCTTTTATTTCTTCATAACCAGGATGTTTTTCTAATAATAAGTCTATATCAGTTAATTCTTCTTTTTCATATTCAAATGTTCCTTCTTTTGTTTTAATTTTAATCTTGTATCTCTCCATTATTTCCCTCTCATACATTTCTATTAAATCTTTTGAATCTCCATATTCTAGTGCATGTAGATAGTTCATATATAAATCTAAACTATTCATTATTTAACCTATCTATTATTTCGTTGATTTTATCAATAGCACTTATAGTATCAATATGTGCTATTTCTATTTTTTCATCTAAATTATCTATACCTTTTAATGAAGTTGGTATTATTTTTTCTATCTTCTTATCTTCTTCTAGTATTTCTACTTCAGTCATTAAAGCGTCAAAATCGTTTAAACAATCAAATATATATTCTAATAATGCTTTTCTATTATCATTTACATAGAAATGTTCTAATTCATCTATGTGGTATTTTACTCCTTCATAACTTATTATTTGGGGTGCTTCTTCTTCATTTGCTATCTTCTTTAATAAATCTATTACTTTAATCTTTTCCATTAGTGTTCTCCTTTAATAGTTTCAAACTCAAATGCAGTATCACTATTTAACTTTAATTCTTTTTTAATTAGTTCTATTGCTTCTTCAATAGTTTTACATTGTTTTTCTTTAAAAGTTTCTAATATTGCTATTACCTCTCTTTTATTTACTTTCTTCATTTGTTGTTCCTCCTTCCTTTAGTTCTTTTAATTTATCTAAAATTGCTTCTATACATAGTTTGTTATTAAAATCTAACTCTCTTTCTTTTTCTAAATATTTTTCTAATTCAGTTATTATGTTATTTAATTTTTCTATTGTATATTTACTTTCAGTAGATAGTTTATTATATAAATATGTTTTTTCTTCTAATTGACTATTTAGTCTTTCTATTTCATCATTTGCAACTCTGAAATTATCTTTCATTTCCAAATAATCGTTATTTAATCTTTCTATTTCTTTGTCTTTTTCCATAAACTCTTTTGCTAGATTTCTTCTAAATGCAGGTAAGCAATTATTATCTATATGTCTTTTATAATCTTCTAAATCTTTTAAATCTTTCACTCTTTATCACTTCCTAATAATTTAATTATGAAATATGGTTTACCTGTGTTCTTCTCTTTTTCTTGCCATATTTCTATAACATTATCAATTCTTTTATAATATGTTTCTTCTTTAATCATTTCTTTTAAAAAGTCAACTAACATTACTCTTTATCACTTCCTAACTTGTAAAATATGCTCTACTAATATCAACTCTTATTCCTGATAATCTTCTTAATAATTCTTGTTTTCTATAAAGTTTTCCTAACCTATATAATTGAATAAAAGATATTTTTGTTTTTTTACATTTTTGTATATCTTTAGGTATTTCTTCTTTAAGTTCTTTTATAATTTGCTCTCTATTCACTCTTTATCACTTCCCCATTTGTCGTAATCAAAGTATTCCTGTAAATTTAATTTCTTCAATATTCCTCTTAAAGTCTTAACATAATCGTCACTTTTTGGATAACCACTATTAATAAACTCTTGTATTTCTTCATTAATAATACCCTCTAAATAATTTAATTCTTTTTCACTCACTCTTTATCTTCTCCCTTCAATTCCAAAATCTATATTCTCATCATTTAATATATAACTTAACCTATTACTTCTTAATTCTTCATTGTAATAATATACTTGTCTTAATTTTAATTTTAAATCTTCATTTTCTTTATTTAATCTTTCTATTTCTTTTAATACTACTTGAATTGCTTGGTATCTATTTTCTTTTTGGTGTTCTTCTAAATTAAAATCTTCTTTTGAAGTATGTTCTAAATACAATCTTGCTTCTTCTATATTCACTCTTTATCACTTCCTTTTAATATATCTAGTAAATAGTCTTTTTGATTTAATATTCCAAACCCTTTATCTAATGCAGTTATAGATACTTCTTCTTTGCTAATAAACTCTATTGATTTATCTATTCTTGCTTGTAATTTCTCATTTATTTCTAATAGTCTATCTATTTCTCTAGGCATTTCTTCTATTGATATGTTATCCATTTATATTCCTCCTATTATTAACCATATCAAGTCCTAATACTTATATTCTATCCAATATTGTTTATATTTTACTTGGTCGCCAAATCTATTTGTTGTTTCTACAAACTTGTCATTTATCATATATTTCTTTCTTAATAGCCAAATATAATGTGATAAACGTGTACATCCTAATTCTTTAATTGCTTCCCAAGAAGATATTGTTCCATATTTTTCTAAATATTCTAATACCCTATCTTCCATTGTTCTTTTTATTGTTTGTTTTTCCATATTTTCCTCTCCTTTCTTCATTCATTATTTGTCGCATCTTATCCCTAAAATACCTCTTGTCATCCTTTCTTACTTTATGCTTACACCAAGAACATATCTTTTCGTCTTGCCAATATGGAATAATTACGCTATGTCCACAACTACAATAATACCTACATTCTTCCATATTACTTGACTTTCGATTAAATTCCTCTGTGTCTTTTTTCCAATTAGCATTGTAGAAAAGATAATTTGTTTCTTTGTCTTCAAACATCTCTTCTTCCTTTTCTTGTTCTCCTTTCTATGCTTTAATATTAGCACACCCTTTTTAATATGTCAATACATAAATTAATATTTTTTTAGAAAATTAAAAAAAGAAGTAGTTTTTACTACTTCTTTACAATTCTACAATGTTGATTGCTTCTATTCTTAATTGTTGTCCTACACTTCCAAGAGTACATATACCATCTGCATTAGTCCAACAAGTCCATCCTGTTCCTTGTATATGAACTTGGAATTTAAAATCGCCTTTTAGTTGTAAACATTCAAGTCTTTTTCCTAATCCAGTAGTACCTATTATAGTATCTTTATTTATTTTACCATAATCAACCCAACCATCACTTTGAATATGTGCTTTTGCATAAACTTCTTTATCTCCAAAATCAATTTGTATTGCTTCTAATCTTTTTTGTTGTCCTGTTGTTCCACACACTTCACCACTATATTTCCAGTCAGTCCATCCAACTTTTTCTATATGTCCTCTATACTTTAGTGTACTTAGATATGTTCTAGGTCTTAATACACCTAATATTCCATCAGTATAAGCATTACAAAAATTAAATGCTTTCTTTCCACCTTGATTTTGTCCATAAGCATTTACCATATTAGTTCCTACTTTTTTATATAGCATCGCAACGTGTGATTTAGGCGCTGATTTTGAACCTTTGTTCCAAACAATCCAATCCCCTAGTCTTGCTTCGCTAAAAGGTAATTGTATAAAATACTTTTCTACACCATTTGTACCATAGTTAGTCCATAAGCCATAAGCCATACCACATTTACCACAATTAAAGTTATGCTCTCCATAACTATCTAATACAAACTTTGCTATACCATCTACACACTGAGCACCGTAAGCGTGGTCTATGTCGTATTCGTGTCCTTTTGTATAACTTATAAATTCATCAGGACTTATATATTTAGCCATACTTATTCCTCCTTTCTAAAAGTGTTCCCTATCTGTAGGGTTATTTAATCCAGCAAATACTTGGAATGCAATTGTAATAATGTCTTGAATTTGACTTATCATATCATTTGGCATTTCATAAACTCCAAATAACTTTAAGACTTCTGCAACTAATAATACTAATTGTGTCCAAAATACTGGGCTTTTAAGTCTAACTTTTAATGTTTCCCAAAACTTTTTCATATAAGTTACCTCCTTATTTAGATTATACAATATATCTTAGATAAAAGCAAAAAGATACCTACATAATATAGGTATCTCGAAAGAAATTGAGAGGGGAAGGCAAATGATGAAACCTCCCCTAACATTAATTATATATTAATTTACACTTTTTGACAAAAAAAAGAAGAACGTGGCTTGTTCTTCTCCAAAGGGGTTTAAATGCAATTATTAAATAATGAAAAACATTAAACAATAAAAATAACATTTGTGTAGTAAAAAACTACATACTAATATTAACATAAATATACATATATGTCAAAATGTTACACATAAAAAGGGTCGAAACACCCTTTTTCTTGTTTTCATTCGTTGGAGGTGAAAACAATCACATATTATATTGAGAGTTTACTTCTCTCAAATACATTATAACACATTTTATTCAATTTTCCAAACACATCTTAAAATTCTTTCGCTTGGGTCGAATGTATCGTATATAATCCCATCTATTATTGCTGTGATATGATTATCCATAGTCGCTGCATATTTCCCTTTGGGATGCTCTCTTGCAAACTCTCCAATTGTTTTAGAGTAGCGACACTCTCTAGGGTATCTCTCGTCAAGATAATCCTCGACAAACTCTACTCTATCAAACATTAATCCTATATCCCCAGCCAAGTCAGTTAATTCATCGTATACATCTCGCCAACTCCTATTAGTTAATGTACTAATGCTGCGAATTACACAATCGTCAATGTGCCTTTTATATGGGTTTTTATTATAATATTCGTACACTTTGCATCATCACTTTACACTATTTTACATTTGCATTGAGTTTTGTAATGATTGTGCTAGCATTTGTTTTTGTTGTTGAGTTTCTGCTTCCTCGTAAAGAACCTTAATAAAGTCTTCAAGTGCTTTTACCATATAATGAAAAGACTTGTCAGTTTCTTCGCTTGCTCCATATCTAGAACGACTTTCGCTATATCTTCCATACTCTCCTGCCATTCTATCCATTTGTTCGTCTCCACGATATTTAGCATCTCTTCCTCTTCTTCCATAAGAACCTTCGTTATAACTTCCTCTTCCATATTCTCCATATCCACCTCTACCATAATTACCGTAAGAGTTCCCGTAGTTTCCATAATTTCCATAATTTCCATAGTTACCGTACATATTCATATTCTCCTTTCTTTTCCAATAATCGACATTTTCTAAGTCTTTGTAAATGTCTACTAATTCGCCATAAATTTTGGCATTTTCTCTTGTAACACCTTCTGTGTCTAATAGATTTTTGATAGATTTCTCTACATTTTCACAAAGTTTGGTATATATATCCATCTCTCTTTCTTCCTGTGTTTCTTTATTTTCTTCCACTATCTTCACTCCTTTCTTTTAAAAGGTCTAAAATTTGTTGATTTTGAGCAATAATCTTTTCTAGGTATTCACTATCTTGTTTTTGTAATTCTTGTAATATATCTGTGTTGTTAAAGTCTTGCATTATTATTAAAAGATTATAAAGTTGTAGTAAAACACCTAGCAAATCTAAGTTGTAATTATTTCTCATACTTACTAAATTCTTGAAATGCTAAATGTAGCATTTGTTATAATTGCTTGTGTAGTTGATATTGGTGTTGTTGGTGTTGTTGGTGTTGGCACACTTGGTACGCTTTGAACTGATATATTAGTAGTTCCACGAGGGCATACTCTCAATTTCTTATCAAAAGAAATTGTTTCATAGTCATCAGCGGCAGCAAGTGTAACTGCTCTTACTGTGTCAGGTATTAACACTCCATCTTGAAATAGTCCTATTGCCACAACACCAGCAGTTGCAGTACTAACGGAAGCACTAAATTCTACATCGTAATAACCTGTATATCCATTTCCGAAGATTTTAAAGTTAGGGTTGCCATTTTGATAATCTAACCATCCATTGCAATTACAAGTAGCACACCTTGTTCTAATGTCCGTTTCATCAAAAGTTATTGGGCTTGCATTACTTGGTAATGCTAAAGGTTCATTTATTATTGTTTCAATCATTGTTTATCTTTCTCCTTTCATAAAATAAAGAGATAGAACTTGTCTATCTCAATTGGTTACAAATTGTAACCTTTTAGCAAGTTCTCGTAATCGAGCGTGTCGTAATCGACTATATGCTATTAAATAAATTGGCTTGTTGTGTTATATCCACATCCACAACCATTGTTGTTGCAAGTGAATATAGGTGTTCTACCATATACTGGTGTACTTGGTACTGGGCAATTAGATAATCTATTGTATAGAGCATCTACTTCGTTAGCAAAACCTTGTGCTATGAAAGAGTTTTGAGCGATTTGACTAGCCTTTAAGTCAGCCATATCTAGTTGTCTTTGAAGGTCTAATATCTTTTCGTTCTTAGCGTCTATCTTATCGTTGCATAATTGGTCTAAGATGCGTTGAGTGTTAGCAGTTTGGTTGATAAGTACATCTTTAAGTCCATCTGCTAGTGCGGCTCTATCAGCACAATTTTCGCTTAGAATAGTACTATTTAAGTTAGCAATACCTAAACGATTTTCGCAGCAACAATCAGCGAATTGTCTACTTAAAGCAAAGGTATCTTGCATTTGGTTAATTGCACGATTATTAGCAGCGATTTCTGCATTGTAGAAACCATTTGAAACATTAGTGTTTATGCTTGCAGTACTGTTACATAATTGGTTAGATAATCCATAGATACCATCTCTAGTTCCTTCTAATTGGTTGCTAAGATGTAATGTGTCAAATCCTTGATTTGTGTTTTGCATAATCTCTTTTTGACCATTTGATAGCCAAGCATATCCATCATCAAAACCTCTTCCACCAAAGAAACCATTTCCATTACCATTATTTCCCCAACCACCAAATAAAGCGATTAGTACAATAATCCAAATCCAATCTGCTCCATAACCACTACCAAATCCACTTCCACCAAATCCACCCATCATAGGATAAACTGGATAAGCAAATCCGTTTCCATTATTTGTAGCAAGTTCTACAGTTGGTTGTATTCCATTGTTCATAAATTCTCTCCTTTCATAATATTTTTCTATATCAACATTCTATTTTTGAATGTTAATACCTTGCATAAACGTGTCCCACTCTTTTCTTTGTTGTGGGTTAAACCCATTTACTATCTTGTTTAAATACTCGTTAGGGTCTACGTTATCTTTTCTTGCCTGTTGGTATTCTTTGAACGCTTGCGGGTTTCTCCTCTTTAATTGGTTCTCCAGCTGGCTCATTAAATTTTGGGGTATTTGTTGCATCTTGTTCGATAACAACATTTGAAGTAGGTTGTTCATTATTTACCATTCCTTTCTTTAATTCATTAATTTGTGCCTGTAAGTACTCTATTTGTATATCTTTAGGGTCTTTTTCAACTATCTCATTTAATTCGTAACTCTTAATAGTTCCGTTTATACTTTTTACCCATACTATTGACATATCTTTACTAAAGTATGGTGTATCTCCTACTATGACATCTCTTTGTACATCTTCAATAGAGTTTGCATATCTTATTACTTCTCTATTTGTAGGAGCAAGTTGGAATGTCTGATTAATACTAGGTTGTTGATTTTGTTGTTGATTATTATTTTTTATCTTCTCTTTCATTTGTTGTAAATTATTTATCTCGTAATCTATTTGTTCATATAAACCTTGTTGAGATAAATTATTATTAAAGTTTCTTACATAAGGGTTTCCAAACATAATTAATTCCTCCTATAAAAGAAAAAAGAGAGGTTGCTTTTCAAATAGCGTTTTAAACTACTCTAATAAGACTTATTCCCTCTCCTTTCCTAATTTTGTGTAAAAGGCTTTTCCCTTTTCACAACTAAATTGTCTCATAAAAAAAGAACCTAATCTTGTTAAGTTCTTTTAATTATTTTCTTAGATTACCTTTAAAATTTTCTCTTTTACTTTTTTCCATTGGTAAGAAATAGTGCTTTCACTAACTCCTAATTCCAAAGCCATACCATATTCTGTAAGATTTCCTTCCATCTTTAAGTCAAATATTTTTTCTTGTATATCCGTTAAGTATATCTTTGATTTGATGTCTTTTACCTCTTGCTTAGTAAACTCAAACCTAGCCATATTATTTCTTTTTCTTTTCCATAAACTTGCCACATACAGGACAATGCTTATTATTTCCTTTAGATTTTCTTGTTTTGTATTTAACCTTACTTACTCTGATTTTTCCCAAATGTCATCACCTATCTTTATATGTGAATTGTCGATAGTTTCTACATCTTGTATTTCAATAGTATCTGTCTCTACATTAGATATATCGTTTAATAGGTATACAATATAACCAATTGATAGTAAAAGACCTATAAATGTTATAATCCAAATTCTAAACATTCTCTTGTTATTGTTTTCTAATTGCGTTTTTTGTTCTTTAGCAAAAGACAACATTTCCATTGCAACACTTTGTTTATCTACTCTTTTTTCTATTTTACTTATATCTTCTTCTAGTCCCATTTTAATTCTCCTTTGAATGATATTGTTTAATGTGTTCATCCATTTCTACTTTAACAATATCTCTAAATGTTTCTTTGTAATTGTTTAACATTTTTTTAATTTCTTTTATGTCATTTGCTATATCTTTATAATCTTCCTTCAATTCTTTTAACTGATATTCAATTAATTCTTGGTGGTTTTCCTTTGTAGATT